CTAACGGTAGCTTGTTCTCGGACCCGAATACCAACCTCGTCCTGCGTTATGGGTATATGATGGAGCAAATTGACTCCGTCGTTACCGATGTCTGTACGGGAACCGTGTTGAACGGTTACCATATAGGCAACCTGAGGACGTCTGTTCAGCATACGCTGAAAAGACGTGTTCAAGCGACGCCATTTGGTTTTGGACTTGATACTCAGAGTTTTTCTGATTATCAATGGTCCATCCTCGCGGCGCTGGGCTTGCTCAGCGGTGCGTCGTCCCTTCATCGCTTATAGTTGTATAACAACGATGGAGGCAACAGAACGCGGAAACGCGATCTGGTAACGGATTACACCTACCTGGTGTAGTTTAAGAAACAGTCTTATTGACTGTATAAACTGTTAGGTGATGCAATGGCATTCTCAGATCCACAATCAGTTACTATCGGTACGACCCCCGGAACAGTTTCTGTTCCGAGGACTGGCAGCGGTGTTGGCTCAGGAACTTTCCTGTCCAACGATACCACTGTTAAGCTCTCGATTGCGAATACCTATGGTAAGCGTACTCGACGAGTGGCTCGTATCGATTTCTCCAAAATTGCACCAGATCCTTTGATCAGTGCAAACAACATCAAGTACACCACTGCGGTGTATCTTGTTGCTGATCAGCCTCTCACTGGTTTCAGTGTGGCTGAAATGAAGGACATCATCACAGGTCTCACGACCTGGTTGACGGCCTCCTCTGGAGCTCACATTACCCAGCTTCTGGGTGGTGAGAACTGACGCTTCGTCACCCTCGAAAGAGCTTATGACGAAGTGAGGACATTGTGTGGGGCAGACTTCCTATGGATAATAGGAGTTTAAATCTGTCCCGCACTTTGATTATATTGAGAGCGCCAGCGCTAGGCACTAACATTACCATCTATTAAGGATGGATGTTATGAAAAGGCTGACGTCACTGCTACAGTATACTTTCACTGATGTGGAAGTATGGTGTCGCACAAGCACCCAGCGAGACTTAAAAGAAGTCTTGCTGCGTGTCGAACATGAGGGCGAGAGTTTTCTAACTCTCACCTTACCGAACTTTGGAAAAGACTTCGAAAAAAGTCTTGACCAAGGTTTTGTAGATCCATCTCTTTTTCTCGGTTTCGAGAGAAAGGGAGCTCTCCCCCTATTTTTAGGAGGTTTGCTCGATCATGTGTTCGACCGTGATACTGGTGTGCTGCTAGATATTCTAGGGCCATCCCCACTTAATACCTCGGAAGAGGTGGATGAGTGGGAGTGGTCTTTGAGTTGCATCAGAGCCATACGTCAACTAACGTTGATGTTTGGTAAACTGGACGAGGCGAGCTCGACAGCTCGTGAACGTCGCGCAATTCTAGACTATCTAGTGTGTGAAGATGAGGTTAAACAGAACGATGCCCGATTTCTCGAATGGCTCCCTGCTGGAAAAGCAGGAAAGCTTTCGGAGATCGACATCAATCTTGTATGGACAGCTCTTCAGTACGATTTCCGAAAGGATTTCTACTGGAGCTATTCTGCCCATGCATTCCTCTGGGGCAACGGCTGATCGACTTAAGGGAAACCGTAAGTTTGATCGTATGCTGTGGACCCAGCGTTTGGAGAGCGTATTCCCGGAAGGGCAACACGTTTTTCCAAATTGGAGGTCTTATTTAGAGACCCCAGGAGTTCCTCATCTCGAACCCGGTGCAGAAGTGCCTACTCGGCTTACTCCTGTACCTAAAACAGCGAAAGGCCCTCGACTAATCGCGATTGAGCCTACCTGCATGCAATTTGTGCAGCAGGGGCTTCTTCACGCTATAGAGAGTGAGATTGGCAAGGATAACATCTTGACAACCTTAATCGGCTGGCATGACCAGACGCCTAATCAGCGTTTTGCCATGCTTGGTTCCCTTTCTGGGAAATTTGCTACCTTAGATCTTAAGGAAGCTTCCGATCGCCTTTCGTCTCAACTTGTCCGAATGATGACGAGCAACCACCCCCTCCTCGCGGAGGCAGTGGACGCTTGTCGTTCTAGGAAGGTTGACGTTCCTGGCCATGGCGTTTATCGCATAGCCAAGTTCGCGTCTATGGGTTCAGCGCTGACTTTTCCCTTTGAGAGTATGGCCTTTATGGCCATAATCTTTTCGGCGATTAGCCAGGCGCTCAGCACCCGCCCAACCCATAAGCTTCTTTCTACGCTTATAGGTCAGGTGCGCGTCTACGGGGATGATATTATTGTCCCCGTAGAATTTGTGCAATGCGTGATTGACGAGCTACAAACTTTTGGGTTTGTGGTCAATGTCAGAAAGTCTTTCTATACCGGAAGGTTTAGAGAGTCTTGCGGCAAGGAATACTACGGAGGTCACGATGTTTCCATTGTGAAACTCCGTCGTAGATTACCTACCTCACGCACTGAATGTTCAGAACTGATATCCGCTGTGTCCTTTCGCAATCAGCTTAAGCTGCTTGGGTTTGAGACGACAGTAGAGTACCTTGATAAAGAGATCAGTAAACTGATCCCGTTTCCCAAGGTACTTGATACCAGTCCTGTGTTAGGCAGAGTCGATAACGATGGCCTCTATGAGGTTCATCGTTGGGACTTGAATCTTCAGCGCCCCCTTGTTAGGGGTGTCGTTGATTCATCCAAACTTCCAGTCTCGCGACTGGACGGATGGTTTGCCTTACACAAGTTCTTCATCAGTAACATGCGTAAGGACGAACTCTTAATCGAGTACGCACCTGCGAATGACTACAAACACAATTTGCCAGTTGTGGATGAAGATCACTTGTACCGTTCAGGACGTCCTGTGTCCGTCGACATCAAGACCAGGTGGGCCTCACCTCTATAACGAGGTGAGGTGGTAGGTTTCCAAATCCTACCGTGTGGA